GTAGCACCTGTCGAACCAGTAGCACCAGTAGCACCTGTAGCACCTGTCGAACCTGTCGAACCAGTAGCACCTGTCGAACCAGTAGCACCAGTAGCACCTGTAGCACCTGTCGCACCTGTCGAACCAGTAGCACCCGTAGCACCTGTCGAACCAGTAGCACCTGTCGAACCAGTAGCACCTGTCGAACCAGTAGCACCAGTAGCACCAGTAGCACCAGTAGCACCAGTAGCGCCAGTAGCGCCTGTAGCGCCTGTAGCACCAGTAGCACCAGTAGCACCTGTCGAACCTGTAGGCTCAGGAGGAATAGTTATTGGATTTGGCATTTGAACTGTGAATGTAGGACTGCTCATTCCAAATGTTACATAATTTTTATTTGAAACCGCCTTATAATTTAATCCACCAGTAGAGTAACTTCTTGTTTGTTTTTTTATCAAATTAGGTGCCGTATCCGCGTTATAATACGGATTAGAAATTAATATAATAGCATTATCATTTGCAACAGAGAAATTAGTAGAGGCAACTATATTATTGTTATTATTATCAGTAGCACTAGCAGTCAATGTTGCATTACTATACGATAATACATGCTCTCCCATAACATTTGAATTCGTTGGTAAGCTATGGTTTTTAATTATTGTTTTTGTAATAATTCCACCTCCACATATATTTTCAACGATATTACATTGCAATGTTCCACCTGAAGGATAAACCACTGGATTAGGTAATATTATTGGAATTACTGATGGCATTATTGGATTTTTATTTGATGCTGATTTATTACGGGGTAATGCCGAATTTTTTGCAGCGTTGCCTGACATACTTGGCAACATTTGACCGGTAGGAATATTTTTTGTTCCAGTTGGACAGGTAATCGCATCAATGGTCACAGTTCCATCTCTAGTTATACCAACATAATTATTTCGTTTCAAAGAGAGCGTATTGGGATTCGTGTATGTTTCACTCTGGACCGCATAGGTTTTTTTTGATAATTTAACGCCATGTGCAATCTGGGCGTATTTTTGTTTTTTTGTTAAATTTAATTTGTTCTCTCTATGCTCTAATACATTTCCTTTTTTAATCAAATCATATTCATAACTAACTAATACAGCCGGTATATTACGGTTCAAATAAGGAAAATACTGCTCTTGATTTAATTGATATTCATTAATATTCTCTTGAGGAATATATGCACATTGATTTTCTAGTCTTGACCATGTTCTTGGAACCGATGGAATATAATCTTTACCTAAACAAGACATAGTATACTACTATAGTATAACATTATTCTTTGTTTTTTATTTTATTTACCCAATATTTTAGAGATATTTTTTCATAGTTAAACTTTTTTTTTGTAAAATCCTCTATTATTTTGTCTAACAATTCTTGGGTTACTTCAGTCCAATCTTCTACAATCAACACCGGTAATCCTTCAAACATTTTTTTAAAGTTGGGTGCTTTGACAATGGGTATAGAACCTAAACACAATGTTTCCCATGTCCTATGACAATCCATTCCACAACCGAATGGACACAATACGAATGCATAGTTCACTATAGTCTGCCAGTTTTTTGTTCTAGGTGTAAATTGTTGGTTTATTTCTAACAATTCATTAGGAATAGTTTCTAATGATTGTTTTCTATCTCCAAATAAATCATTTTGCATTGTAAAATTTACATATATTTTTTTACTCCTTTCATAAAATGGTTTTGATGAATCTTTTAACTTCAATAAGATTGATTCTTGAAATCTAGGCAAAGGGCTTTCATCCGGAAGTTTCAAGGAAGAAGACGGATTATTGCATATAGTATGATAATCAACACCAATTGGCAGTTGAACCATTTTATCAATATATTGGATTTGCGTATTTTGCGCAAACCATTTTAATAAAAAGGGGTTTAGAAATATTTGGCTACATTGTCTTAGATTAAATACATCTTTGGGAACACATAAATCAGAATCTCCAGATACAAGAACAAATTTTTTATTTATCCTGGGTAGAATATTCTTAAAAAAATATTTCAATAAATGACTACATACATAAATCGACATATTATCAAACTGATTTTTTATCATATATTGAAGATATCCATAATCATTATTGCAGCTAGATTGTGGATTCGGTGAATGAAAATCACAGGATTTTAATAATCCTCTACTATTTACATAATAACATAATTGCTCCATACATATATAATAATTAAGTTATAATAATTATAATTATAATAATAATTATAATAATTATTAATAATACTACAACGATATGGTGCGCGTATTAAAATATAATAATATTACTGTGAAAAATACAAAATTAAAAAAACTAGTTAATGTATTTCAAAAAAAATACGCAAATCATAATGGACAAGGTCTAGGAGATTTTTTAAGAGGCTCGTTTTTTTTACTACAAGTGTGTATGTTGAATAACCTACAATTTGATATAGATTATTCAAATCATCCAATATCAAAATTTATTATTAAAGATAACATATATCACAGCAATTGTGAAAGCAATTATGAGATTGATTACAATAATGTATTTTATTACTTTCCAGATAATCTAGACAAAACACGTTTAAAGTTTTATATAAATTTTATATTATATTTAAATTCCATAAATGATAGCACTTATTTTATGTTTTCAAATAATGTTCCTTTTATAGAAATAACAAATTTTCAAAGAATGTTTCTTCAAAAAAAATTTTTGCCATCTATTGAACTTCAAACTTGTATAGACCAAACAAAACAACACCTTGGATTGATTGATAAAGAATATTCTGTATTACACATACGAACTGGTGATAGATTCATTAAAAATAATGAAAAATTAGATACAGAATTAATTAATTCGGTTAACCAACTAATTTCTCACCATATTAACGTTACAGAAAAATACCTAATACTATCAGATAACAATGACATTAAAGTATATCTTAAAAATAAATATAAACAATTTATAGTGTTCATTCAAGAAATCACCCATTTATCTATTGAAAATACAAATGATGAAAGTATAAAGAATACATTAGTTGATTTTTTTTTAATGCAATATTCAAATAAAATAAATGCCTTTTCTCCATATGGACATAAAACGGGGTTTAGTGAATATTGTGCAAAAATATTCAATATTCCATATAATTGTTATACAATACACATTAAAACAGAATACTAATTTGCATATTTGTTCTTTCTAATAATAATCATTTTATTTTCTATAAAAGGAATATATATGGTAATAATAATGAATTGTTGTATATGTGGTGCTGTTAAAAACTGTGGTCCCTACCTAGAAAAGGTATTTACTAATATAGAAAAAATTGGTTCGTTATTTAATGATTACAGAATCATATTATATTATGATACCTCACAAGATAATACATTAGACTTGTTAAAACAATATAAACAAAAAAATAATAAATTGATTTTTTATGTAAATAAGAAAGAAATTAGTTCATATAGAACTATTAGAATCGCAAATGCTAGAAATAATTGCTTACAAGTTATTCGCAATATCTATGCTGATTACCCCTTTTTTATCATGATGGACTTAGACGATGTATGCAGCCAAGATATTAAACTAGAAGTTCTACAACGATATCTCGACAGAAATGATTGGGATGCTCTCTCTTTTAATAAAGATATTTATTATGATATTTGGGCATTATCCATTAAACCATACTTTTTGAGTTGCATGCATTTTAAGATAGAGGTTTGTTCTATCATGCAAAAATATATAACTCGTTTATTAAAACACCTCCCTTCTGGAGAATTACTTCCTTGTGCCTCAGCTTTTAATGGATTCGCTATTTATAGAACAGATAAATTTCTGGATTGTCGCTATAATGGTGTCTTTAATATTGGGATTTTTTCAAAAAATAAAAAAAAGTATAATATTGGCATATTAAACAGCTCCATTAATTATAATGTCATAGAAGATTGCGAGCATCGCTCTTTTCATGTAGAAGCTATTAATAGACATAATGCTAAAATTAGAATTTCTTCTGATATTCTTTTCTAAGGATTATATTGGTCATCGTTTCCATAGAAATACCACTTCATAGACAAATAATTGCTTGCCTTGCTTGTTAATCCACTTGTGCCAACCAACTTATTATTGGGTCCTCCTTTGACCAAGCTCTGTATTGCTGCTGTGCCTAATGAATAATTATAATACCATAAATTCGAAATATATCCATCAAATCCTCCATTCATCGCTATATACACATCGCCATAATTTTGTTTTGGAACGCCTGTTAACTCTGCGCTCTTTACAGCAAATCCATTGATATAGACATCCATGGTCGTATTTCTACAGCGAATAATGACATTGACCCACTTATTCAAAGGAATATCCGGCACGATTATTTCCTCTGTAATCACATCATAAGTATTCATGACTACAGTTAGTTCGTTTGTGTTAGGAGAGATGTATAACCCAGGTGCATTGTTCGGGAAATTCAAGCCATTGCTATTGCTATCTGAAAAATTCGCGTTTCCTTTATGGAAAATATGTTGATATTTATGACTCGAACCCAAACTGTTAATATATAGCCATACCGACCAAGTGAACTCTATACCCTCTGTTGTATTTACTGACCTAGCTATCTGATTAGAATTCGGCAAGGAGGGGTCCTGATGAATTACTATAAATTGATTCGCTGGAACCATACCATCAAATATGTGTGCTCGACTAACATTTCCACCTCCCATCGACCAACTTAATAACGCTATCGATAATCGCGTTACTATAATGAAAACAAAGATAACCATTAATAAAAAGGACAACTTTGCTACTAAACTATTTGAATTCAAAAAATCACTAATACCAGAACCTCGTCCTCCCGGTGAAGCCAGGGCTTGAAATGCTGATTTTGGTGAATAAGATGACGATGATGATGATGACGACGACGATGATAACATGTTATAATATATTATACTATATATATATTATAAATTATAATAAACAATTTTATTTTTATATATATTCTATATTCTATATTCTTTTTCTATATTTTTATAAGGTAAAACTACTATCTTCATTTCCATTCTCTAAAAAGGACACCTTCACTTGATAATTACCGAACAAATTAGACAACCAATTTGCCCCATATCCTTGTTCGTAAATATTCCAAGCAGTTTGCGGGTCAGTAGCATTTGGGTAATATTGGAACTTTGATGTCCATCCTGAAAATCCACCTGCGGGCGTAACATACACATTGGCACCAGGGTTAATCACTGGAACACCCGGCAAAACAGATGTTCTCACCAACTTTCCATCTAAATATACATCTAAACTCTTGCCATAGACACTCACTAATACATTGACCCACTTTTGAATAGGAATATTGTTCACATAACACGTGTGAATCATATAATTTTTATTATTGGGGTCGCTGACATCATTCTGTGTAACTGCTGCGGAATCAACTCCCGATACTGTTAAATCAATGCGTAAATTGTTTTGAATAGCATCCAAAGTGACACACGGACAGGGCTCTGAACTTATAATGTCTTTATCAGATGAAGACGCTCCAGCTGGGGCAGTCGTGGCACCCATTCGCGTAAACACGTATTTATACTCACCATAATTATAGTTCCAATCTTGTATATAGACCCAGATTGCGTAAGAGAAATTATTGGAATTGACTCCTAAACCATTCGTAGCTAACTTTGCAGCGGGAATTGTTGCTAAAGTAGTGGCGCTTACTATACTGGTCAGTGTGTTTACGTCAGCTAAATAATACTTTACGACAATATAAAGCAACACAATGATAATAATGATAAAAAGAATCACTTTAATGTCCATCGTTTCTTATTATATACTATAATAAGAAAATTTATCGTCTTCTTTAATTTTTAAGAAAAAAATCTGATAACTTAGTTTTTATTGTATCCGACGAGGAAGTATTCGCACCAGATAGCTTGTCTTTTGTATTAGATAGTGTATCTTTTGTTCCGGTTTCTATTTTTGACCATACTGATTCCGACTTTGATTTCACCGGAGCTATATAAGTATTTATTTGCTGAATCGTAGTATCATCGCTTAATGTTACTGGTGGTGTCTTATCTTTTACTAAATGATATAAAGAATATATTTGCGTTGATGACAAGTTTTTGTTAAAATAATTCACATTGCATATTCCACCTTGTATACCATTCTTTGCTCCTGAAACTAAGGCATCATAGGTCATTTCGGCTACAGCATTTCTAAATGACTTCAATAGAGTGCCATTATAAAAGATATCAAGGGTTCCATTCGAATAATTAATAATCATATTGTTCCACTTTTGTAGCAAGATATTCGGTATCGTGCAGACAATAAAGTTTCCATCGCTATCATATTGGTCACTGGTGGGTGGCACCGGTATTCCAGTTGTATTTAACATGGTTACCATAAGTGTATTTCCGGATCCATCATATAACACATTCGGTTTTCCACCAAAATTTAGTATGGGTAATTGTCTAACATTCTTATTATCATCTAAATAAAACCAGAAAGAAATTCCATAGGTGTAATCAAAATCAACGGATTTATTCATGTCTTGGTATGTCCCTAATACATGCTCTTCATTCAAATAAACCGGTTGGTTAATGAGTAGTAATCCACCTTGCTTGGCAAAATAATCGGAAATATACGGCCAGCCAAAATACACTGCATATGCTGATAAAATGATTAAGAGTAAGGCAATGTAACTAGCGCTGGTATTCGCAATATTGGAAACACCTGAGAGAACTGTGTTTTTGCTAGCATTGTATCCACTAGATAATACTGCTTTTGTTTTATCCAAACTTAGTTTTCCTGTGTGTGGCATAGCAATACTAAATGGCAAGGGTCGTCCAGTCAAGTCTACAAGGTAATCCACGGTATTCACCAAAAGACACGGCACATAAAAAATCATATTCACAATTAATTTAAAGTATCGGCTCTTCTGGTATGCTTCGGTTGAAGCAATGATTTTAAACAGAATTCCTAGACAAGCAATCACAATAATCAGGTTCAAAATAAAAGACCCTATTCCTGATGTGCTTGTTAATGAGGCACTACTCGTGACAATTAAATAGATGAGCAAACAAGAAATAATGACCCCAAATATTATAAGCGCCGCGCGTTGTATAAGAGTCTTCATATTTGTTCTAGCGGATTCATATATGCCTTCAGCAGTCGTATCATCATGTCCTCGAATAGCTGGATATAAAGAGTAAATTAACAAAGGCACCCATATAAGAAAAACAATCAATGTACCAAAAATAATGCTATTCCTTGCATTTGTATCATCGCTCTTGTAATTTATAATTCCATATGTTAATAGCACTAAGAAAAAAACGAAGGAAAAGGCGTTGAACAGACCGAACCAAGAAAAGCCTTTGAAAAAATTAGACTCTTTTGGAGGTGTTGATGTGCTAGGCTGACCCGGTGAATATAAATATTTTTCAGGAATAAATAACACTAATAGATATAGAAAACCAAACAATAACAATAAGATAGTTACAATTAAGTTAGGACCAAAATACTGTGTTACATACTGACCTGGATCTATATTGTAAAAAATAAGAAGGAACACAATAAAACAGAAATATAAAAGGGTATACTTGGTGCGTGTAAAATTAATAGAATTTATATTGGAATTCTCTGCTAGTGCTTTATCCATTATTTGTTTATAAAACAACCAAAATCCGGGAACCATGGTAACAGGCAAAATTATTTTTGAGTATCTGTCTAATATGTTCCGTGGCAGGATTGCATTAAATAAAACAATTAAAAAAATCAAATAGATCACGATAGTGCCTAATCCACTTAAGTAATATATACTAATTCGTATGGATTCAAATGATGGAAAAAAATAGACGATAATACCCATAAATACAACTAAGAGAACGATTACTAAGAGTGCTGTGTCGCCATTTTTTTTTTCATTAGGACTCGCCGGAGGTGGTGTATTGATGGAGGCTGAATTTGGAAATACTTGGAATAATACAATAGTCAGTATAATGATTAGGATAATTGTGAAAAAAGCCACTTTTGGAAATGTTTCATAACTAGATATTGACCTAAATGTATTCATTGTAGAACTAGCTATTCCAGGAAATAGTGTCGGGTTTCGATAATTGATAAATAATCCTGTTATTACGATAATAATAAGAATAACGAATACTGCTATTACTATACTCTGTGTTTTTATTTCTTCTTTTGTTGCCATTCTTTATATTTATTATACTATGTATAGATTATAACCATTGAGGTTTCTACATATTCTCAAACGCTGTTTTTTTTCCATGACAATCTCTACACAATGCTACCAAATTTTCCACTTCATTTGTTCCACCATATTCCAAGCGCTTTTTATGATCTACTTCAAACCATGCGTTCAACTGTTTATCACAATCACCACATTTCCAGTTTTGCATTGATGCTACATATTTCTTCTTTGTTTCACTGACAGACCGTTTTGAGGATTTCCCACCTGATTGTAAGATTCGTCTTTCATAACTAGGCTTTCCATAATCATTTCCATTTGATGAGTTCATATTCTCCATAAAATGAGAATCAGCTGAGCTTGTAAAATCCAAAATAGGACTCAACATATCCATTGACGACTTGTTCACTGGCATATACTTCACCATGTTATTAGCATGATACAGCATATTTTTACATTGCGCTGGATTTTTTTTTATTAATAAGTAAAAGACAATTCCTAAAAAGGCGAAAAAAGCCATTTGAATATATTTTTTATAGGTGGAAGCAAGTTTCATATATTTCCCCTCATAATAAGCATTAAATATTAGAAATGCTGTCACGCCAAAAATAAGCAATTCAATTTTCATATTATATTGGCTGAATAATATTATATACTATTATTATATACTATTATTATATACTATTATTATAAGAACTACTATTATCTCAATGACCGAACTACGTTATTTACTAGACTATTTTACCGAAAATAATTTAGAACTCATTCGAATTGACGAAACTAACAAAGACGAATTACTACCTTTAACAAAAGAAGAAGGTCTTGCTCTATCATCTTTATGTGGTAAACAAATTTACGGAACATTACATGGCATATTAGAGAGTTATCTCGTGGATCCAGATGAAGAATTTATTATATATATTCTAAAAAGCATTAGTTCTGGTAAGATTGTGGCTCTTTTTCAAGGAGAGATAACAGGTGATAATTCTATAGAATCTTCCTACACCTGTTCAAATTCCTCTGTCCCGTCCTGTGGCGCTTATTTGCGCTATTATGCTTTACTAGAAGAACACCGAATTAATCCAAATATAGTCACCTTATTCGGTTATATTTCTGGAGGAATACCAGCGCTTTCTTCTGCCGACTCAGCTGGCACAATCGTAAAAAAACAGCAGAAGTTGAAAGATTACCACGAAAAACGCGGTGCTGTTATTAAAGGCACTAAATTTATTTATACATTAGATGCTATAATAAGCAAACTAGGAAAAGACATTGCTACAGGAGTGAAAAAAAGAAGAAGAAAAAGAAAGAACTCTGCAAAAAGAAAGAAGAATACGAAAAGAAAACAAACTCGCAGAATTAGATAAGATAAGGTCCGCTTTTTATTTAGAACTTTTTTTATTTAGAACTGCTTTTCCTCGTCTTACTTCTTGATGACGACTTCGATTTTGACTTCATAGTTGTAGTTTTTTGACTAAATGAACTACGATAAGACCCTCTTCTTGTAGGTGTGCGATTTCGTCCAGCTATTTCAAATAATATATTCAATTCTTCTAACCTAGATAAGAGCTCTTTCACATTAATGACTGTGTCACTCGATTCTATAATAAGATAAACACACTCTTTTATTTTGTCTACAATATTCTGCTCTTTTTCATTTAATTCCTTGTGATGTTTATATAATTCTTCCATTATCGGGATATAAGTCATAGTAAACCCCCACACATCTATATTTTTCATAAACACCTTTGAAAAATACTCCTGTAAATCCAGTTTCCCATTTTTTGTATAAGTAAATAAAATTTTACTTATATACTCAAAAATAAAGTAAAAAGTATAACTAAATTCTATTAAATCCTCGCGATAACTTTGGTCCAAGTCTGTTAAATCATTCTCAAAGAACTTTTTTAGAATCTCATTGAGCAGTTTTAAATGTCCTGGACCTCGTTCATCAATCCATAATGTAACATATCTTACCACAAATGCTCTTATTTTTAAATAACCTATTTCATATCCTTCATTTTCTTCTAAAAATTCCTTATACATTCTTTGGAATAGTTGATTGAACAAAACACTTGAAAAAGGGACATTATATTGAAACGGTCTATTTAACAATACCTTGGGAATCGCCTTACTTCTTTTAAAGTATTTGGTGGATAATCCCCAATCAATGATTCGCGTCTTCATAATAGCTGGATTTGTAACATCCACTAAAATATTGGATTCTTTTAAGTCACAATGATAGACGCCTTTTTCATTCATCGGTAAAATCCCTCTTTCTAGCAAGTTCATTAAACATGTATTCATTTCAATCATTTTTGAAAAATTCAGTCTCTCTTTCTTTATGTATTCGCCAACATCTGGACCACCATAAGGCATGTTCACTGTTTTCAACCTGTTTAAAAATCGCTTGTTAATATTCTTTGCACTCACTTTCTTCTTTGTCAGCGCTTTACATTTTTTATCAAAGGCTGTAAGGTCGTCTTCTCGTAATTCACTTGGGCTACATACAGTAAAATGTTCTATCAAAAAATACTTTTCATAGTTGGGTATAGTTTCTAACACGGTCTTGAATTTTACAATTTCATTGTATTCTCTCTTTGCATTCTTCGTAAACATTAGTTTAGAGACGCGTTTTATCCCGGGGTCATCATTTTTTGCTTTTTCTTCTTCTTCTTCTTCTTGCTCACACTTTAAACTAGGGTCAAATAAGCATCCAAATCCTCCGCTAGCAAACGCTTTTCCACCTTGTAATGGATTTTTTATTATGTTCATTTATTAATGGGAAAAGAGGGGTCGGTTATATATTGTATAGATAATATATTGAGAAAATAATGAATAAAAGAATACTTAAATAGATGACCTTACTAAGGAGTTTATAATAATCCCTATTTTTATCATCTTTAGATTTGTATTGTTCATAATAATTTTCATAAAATTTGCCTAAGCTAATTTGCTTTTTTTCTAGCTGTTCGTTTACTTTGTTATGAATAAAATGCATCCACCTGATAAAAGAATCGCGACTATCTAAATAAGGCAAGACTGGATATTCGTTTAGCAATTTGCTAAATCCGGAAGCCATGGATTCTATCGGTATAAATAATGGCATTTGATACACGATAAACTCATAATACTTCTTCTTTGTTATTGAATTTGGATGAATTGGATAACCCATGGCGATGGTATGTAATACAAACCAATAATGCGGTCCCCATACTTTTGGATCTAATCCCATAATCTCGGTTTCTTCTGAACCTTACATATATTATAAAATAAGGTCTTAAACACAATTCACTATTTTTTATAGAAGGTACTTATTCAATATGGATTCCATGAAAAATAATCATTTATGCAATAATTGTGGAAAATACGGGCATTTATTTCATCAGTGTAAGCTTCCTATTACTAGTTATGGAATCATTTTATTTCGGTCTAGTGAAAGCGGTCCCAAGTTTTTGATGATACGGCGAAAAGACAGTTTTGGGTATATTGATTTTATACGAGGAAAATACTCTTGTCAACAAATTTCGCAAATACAGAAAAGTGTCAATGAAATGTCGCTTTTAGAAAAAGAACGACTTTTAACTGTTCCCTTTGAACAACTGTGGAGAGACCTATGGGGCGATAATAACAAGGCCCAATATAGAGGAGAAGAGGTATCCTCCTCTAAGAAATTTGAGCAAATTAAGCAGGGATTACTCTATAATAATGAAACAGTTACTTTAGAAGATATTATTCGCAATAGCACTACTTCTTGGACTGAAACTGAGTGGGAATTTCCTAAAGGTCGTCGTAATTATCAAGAGAAAGATTTAGACTGTGCTCTTAGAGAATTTGAAGAAGAAACTGGATTGTCGCGTAATACGATTACTATTGTAGAAAATGTATTGCCTTTTGAAGAAATGTTTATTGGCTCCAATCATAAATCCTATAAGCATAAATATTTTTTGGCTTATATGAATGATGTAGAGGGGATTGAAGAAGACTTGGCTCATTTTCAAACTTCTGAGGTGAGTAAGCTAGAATGGAAGACATTTGAAGAATGTTTAGCGTGCATTCGCCCTTATAATGTGGAAAAGAAACAGTTGATTGTTACGATTCATAAAATACTGCAGGAATATACAATATATTCGTAATCATGTATAGAATTAATATTTGTATAGTATAATAATAACTATTCCTTATGAGTACTATAACAGAATCTATACCAAAATCGTTGTCACCAGTGGTAACAACTTCTGCTAGTCCTTCTGCCTCTACTTCTGCTAGTCCTTCTGCCTCTACTTCTGCTAGTCCTTCTGCCTCTACTTCTGCTTCTGCTAGTCCTTCTGCTTCTGCTAGTCCTTCTGCTTCTGCTTCTTCATCAGTTAAAACTTCTACTAGTGCTAAAGAAACGGATTTTCAAGTGAAAGACGACCTTCAAAGCGCATTCGATGCTCAAGGTTGTGACACAAATCTTTATGATAAAAAGTGTAATACTTTTTTATTGAAGGCTGAACTGATGGAGCGCAAGGAACTTGAAAAGGAGAATGAGGATAAGGATGAGGATAAGGATGACTCGCATTTATATCCTTCTTTAAATGACCCAAACTTTAGTCTCAAAATAGCTGAAAAGAAAGAGTTTCATGATACAAAATATGATGGGGAAATTTACGATTTGAAGAAGCATTCTGATGTATTAAGCAAAGCCGATTTTGAATTGTCACCGCATCAAATGTTTGTCAGGAACTTTTTATCATTTCAAACTCCGTATAATAGTTTGTTACTGTACCACGGTTTGGGTACAGGTAAGTGTCTAAAAATAAATACACCTATTATCATGTTTGATGGCTCTATTAAGATGGTTCAAGATATATGTGTTGGTGACCTATTAATGGGAGATGACTCTACGCCAAGAACTGTAACCTCTTTGGCAAGAGGGCAGGATAAAATGTATCATGTTATTCCTATCAAAGGAGAGAAATACACTGTAAATAGTGAACATATTTTATGTTTGAAAGCTAGTGGATTTCCCAAATTATCTAGAAATAATCATAAAGCAAATACAAATTTTAATGTTCAATGGATTGAAAATAATAAGTTTTTAAAGAAAACCTTTACCTTTAATTCTATATCGGAAGAATCACAAAAGATTCAATCCGAACAGTTTTTTGAAAGTGTCTTGACTAAAAAAGATAATAATATACTTGAAATAGCAATCAAGGATTATTTGCTATTGTCTGATAAGAAGAAATCTCTATTAAAAGGGTACAAGGTTCCTCTTAATTTTCCTGAAACAGAATTGCCAGTTGATCCATATATGATTGGATACTGGTTAGGTACAACTTTTAAAAAAAGTTGTGCAAAAAGGAAGCCCAAATTGTTTACTACTATTGACAAAGAGTTGAGAGAAAATAAGAGCGAAGCTTTTGGAACAACCTTTTTTAAAGGTTGTATGCCTCATATTTACAAGTGTAATTCAAGAAGTAATAGATTGAAATTATTGGCTGGATTATTAGACAGCGTATCGCTTCTAAACAGAAAAAGTGGAATATTTGAATTTGTTATTGATAATAATGAAACATTAATGGACGATGTTGTTTATTTAGCAAGAAGTCTCGGATTTGCTTGTTATAAACATGTAAAGTCAACTTCTTGGACCTATAAAGGGGTTAAACAGGTGGGTAGTGCATTTAGAGCCTGTATTTCGGGAGTGGGTATAGAAGATATTCCAACATTGATTCCTAGAAAACGTGCTAGTCCTAGACAACAGGTGAAAGATGCTCTTGTCACTGGTATTACGGTTGAATATGCAGGTGAAGACGATTATTATGGATTTACATTAGATGATAATTGTAGATTTTTATTAGGAGATTTCACTGTTACACATAATACTTGTTCAGCTATTGGCGTGTGTGAGGAACAGCGTCAGTATCTTCAACAAATGGGAATCACAAAACAAAGTATTGTTGTGGCCTCGCCTAATGTGCAAGACAACTTTAAATTACAGCTCTTTGACGAGCGAAAGCTTACTCAGGTCAATGGCTTGTGGACAATCAAAGGTTGCATTGGAAATCGTCTATTGAAGGAAATCAATCCTATGAACATGAAAGGTATGAAGAGAGAAAAAATCATTAGTCAAATCAAGGGGCTCATCTCGGCTCACTATTTATTTATGGGATATGGTGAATTCGCCAACTATATTGAGCGCAGTGAAACCGTCAAAGGCACTTATAAAACAGAAAAAGAACGCCGACGACGCATGGACAATAATTTGAACCAAGAGTTTAAAGACCGTCTTATTGTTATTGACGAAGTTCACAATATTGTCAGCACGGAAGATAAGAAGAATAAAAAAATGGCGCAACAGATTTTGACGCTTGTCAAAGCAGCGGATAATTTGCGTCTATTACTTCTCTCTGCTACTCCCATGTATAACAGTTATAAGGAGGTCATATGGCTTCTCAACCTGATGAACTTGAATGACCGTCGGGGATTGATTGAAGTGTCCGATGTCTTTGACCGGGATGGCAACTTCAAAGTGGATTCTTCAGGAAAGGAAGTTGGAAAAGAGATATTGATACAAAAGGCTACTGGATATATCTCTTTTGTTAGAGGTGACAATCCTTATACCTTTCCCTTCAGGGTTTATCCTGCTCTTTTCGAGAGAGAAAAAAGCTTTGTAGAAATGTCTGTTGTTCCGTCTATCCAGATGAATGGAAAAAAGATTATTCTAGATAAGACAAGTCATATTTTGGACCTGTATGTCTCTCCTATTGGCGAGTATCAAAAGTTTGGTTATGAATTCATTTTGGATAATTTGCGGAAACATAAAATATCGGTCAAGACCTCACAAGGTCAAGCAAAAGAAATGCCCACCTTTGAAAATATGGATGCCTTTGGCTATACATTGTTACAGCTCCCTTTGGAGGCGTTGCTCATTGTTTATCCAACGGATTCATTGGAAGAGGCTGTTGCTTCGATTGTTAAACCTGTTATCAGTGATTTGGTTACTAGCGAAAAAGTTACTAGCGAGAAAATTATCAGCGAACCAATTGAATTAGTAAAAGTTGAGACAGATGAACCCGGGGTGAATCCGCATGAATTTGAAGCTGTTACTAAGTCTGAATCTTCCAAATCAGTATCTACGCCTGGTAGTAAACCTAGTTCTAAATCAGTAACAACGCCTATGACAATTCCTGTTAATGAGCCTATTAATGAACCAGTATCTACGCCAGTATCTACGCCAGTATCTACGCCAGTATCTACGCCAATAGCTGAATCAGTAGTCCCGTCTTTACCTTCTATCTCTTCTATTGTCAGACAAGAGAAGGCAGCGTTATTAAATAAACCTGTTGAAGCCGTTGCACCATCAGGCTCCTTATCATCGACACCAATTAGCTCTAAAAGTACGCTTGTTTCTAGTAGTCCTGCTTCTTCCATTAAGGAATCTACTATATCTAGCAGTCCTGCTTCTTCCATTAAGGAATCTACTATATCTAGTGTTCCTGCTTCTTCTAAAACCATATCTAGTAACCCTGCTTCTTCTATGAAGGAAACAACAATGATGGATTCTTCCGTTCCCGCTACTGTAACGGAAACTTCCAGCACAAAAACTCTTGTAGATTCCAGTTTGGAAAAGTATGTTGCAAAAGGTGGTGCATCGAAGACTAGTAGTAGCAATAGCAGAGAGAAGACTAGTAGCAGAGAGAAGACTAGTAGCAGAGAGAAGACTAGTAGCAGAGAGAAGACTAGTAGCAGAGAGAAGACTAGTAGCAATGGTTCAAAGACTCGTTCTGTCTACATAAATGCAAATGACTTAACCGGGCACAAAGGATTGGCAAATACAATGACCTTCAATGATTCTATTGAAAAGGGCTCTTTCCAATACAAACCATCAACGTTACAAAAATATGGACGCATTTTCTCTTACGATGAGATTGGCAAATATAGTTCCAAAATTAAAGAAATATGTAGAATTCTCAAAGAAGGTGCCGAAGGGATTGTTCTCATTTATTCCCAATTTCTAGATGGTGGACTCATTCCAGTGGCCCTCGCATTGGAGGAGCTAGGATTTTCGCGTTTCGGCACGCATGCAGCATCCTTATTTAGCAGTCCACCTGGTCCTTTAGTCGATGTTAGGTCAATGAATCCCAGAGAAGAGGGCGCTGGATTTCTCCCGGCCACCTATACTATGATTACAGGTGATACACGTCTATCACCTAACAATGATTTAGAGGTCAAAGCTGTTACTAGTGAAGACAACAAAGACGGACACAAAATTAAGGTGATTCTTATTTCCAATGCAGGCTCAGAAGGTCTCGACTTTAAGTTTATTAGACAAGTTCACATTTTGAACCCGTGGTATAATATGAGTCGCCTAGAGCAAATCATTGGACGCGCTGTCCGTAATTTCTCTCACAAAGATTTGGAGTTTGAAAAGCGCAATGTCCAAATTTTTTTACATGGAACTCTTTTGGAAGACACCAGGGAGGAAGCAGCCGATTTATATGTATATCGCGTGGCTGAGAAAAAGGCCGTTCAAATCGGCAAGGTCTCGCGTGTTTTGAAAGAAAACGCTGTAGATTGCATTATTAATTCCGAACAAATGAACTATAGTCAGGAAAATATGGCAGCCATTTTGAAAGAACCTGTGATGCAAATTTTGTCAAATGGTTTAGCAATTGAAGATTTCAAGGTGGGTGATGCCCCTTACTCATCTACATGTGATTACATGGACTCGTGTGATTATTCGCCAGATGGAATAAAAATAGATGAAATCGAGGTGAAAGAAGACACCTATACAGAAGGATTCATTATGATGAACACTGATAAATTATTGCAGAAGATAAGAATGCTATTTAAAGAGCAGTTCTTTTATTTGAAAGATAATCTTCTTCGTCGCTTGAATACACCCAAACCATATCCAGTTGTCCAAATTTATGCTGCATTAACGCAACTCATAGAAGACAAGAGTGAATTTATTACGGATAAATATGGGCGCACGGGATATCTTGTGAATATTGGTGAGTATTATTTATTCCAACCTAGTGAATTAACTGATGAAACGATTACCATCTTTGACCGCTCTGTTCCCGTTGATTATAAGCACGGTTCTCTACAACTTAAATTAGCAAGGGAGAATTTTGTTAAAAAGAGGCCTCCAGTTATATTCCGTGAAGTTCTAGGAGAGAAGAAAGAAGTAGTTTCTACTAGTAAAATTATGGAGACTATTAGTGAGAAGTTCAATGTGACAATGGATATTGTTCGTAGTAAGCAAGCTATTCCCAGAGGAAACGAAGATTTCTATAAACATTGCGGGACAGCTATTGGGAAGCTGGTGTCACAATTTGATGTGCCTTTTGAAGAATTGGAGCAACTGCTCGTGGACCATATTATTGATATGCTACTATTTAATGAAAAGGTGGCAGTATTAGATTATATTTTTAATAAAGAGGATTATGAAGAGGGTTCTTTTGAGTATCGGGTTAAAGTCTGTTTGGAGAAAAAACTGCTTGTAACAAAGCGTATTATGGGCATTATACTGTATTCTTCTGGGTCAGAGAGAAAAGTCATGATATTTAAAGGTAAACGCTGGAT